TTCTGTTGCGGTCGTTGCATCCCTGGCTGCATTACCGGCTGCACTTTCTGCCGTCTTTCTTGACAATTCAGCTTCTGCTGCACTTTGTGATGACTCACTGGCTTTTTGAGCGGCCGCAGAGGCCGAGGACGAGGACGCCTCCTCTGACTGCTTTGCAGCGGCTGCACTTTCTGCCGCCTGCCGGGCTGACTCCGATGCATCCCCTGCTGAAGTGTCAGCATTTGCAGCGTTCTCTTCTGCCTGACTGGCTGATATGCCGGCATTCCTCGCGGACGTCTCCGCCTCTCCGGCATTCTTCTTCGCCTCCTCAGCGTGACGCGCCGCTTCTTCCACCATCAGTTCAAAACGACGCAGTGCCTCCGGCCGGACGTCATCCTCCGACATGGCACCGAGAAAATCATTCAGCGTACCGGGTTGAGAATCTTCATACACGGTGATGGTCCCGGCATGTGACGGCGGGAATCCTTCCACCAACAGAATGACGCTGTACTGACCGTACTCAACGTCCATGCTGTAACGACCGGCTTCATCCGGATTTTCAGAGGCCACCGTGTTCACCACCACCGTGCTGCTGGTCCGTCTGGCTTTCAGTTGAATGGTACAGTTCTCTACCGGTTTTCCTGTGCCGTCTTTCAGTACACCTGAAATCTTTACTGCCATATTCACCCCACAAAAAAGCCCGCCTGAAACGGCGGGCTGTCATAACACGGTGTTACCTGGCTAATCAGAACTTATAACCGACACCCACGATGAAACCGTCAGTGCGCCAGTCGCCACTGCCGGAGCCTTCATAAGCAATATCAATGGCCACGGATTCGGTCGGGTTAAACTGCACGCCAGCCCCCCACGCCAGAGACGTGTTGCTGTGGCGACCGTCATCACTTCCGGTCAGCACATCGTGCGTTTTCCCCTTGTTGTCAGTTACGCGGAGATAATCCCCGGAGAAAGTCGACACACGGCTGTAAGCCACTCCCGCCATCGCATACGCGCTGAACCATTCATTCACGCGCACAGACGGCCCCGCCATTACGCTGAACCAGCGGTTACGCACGGAATCTTCATGCCAGCGGGTATCGCTGTAACGGGTAATCTGGCGATTCCTGTCTCCTGCATAGCTGAATGACGTCACCAGCCCCAGCGTGTCCGTGAATTCATAACGGTATTTCACGTTAATCCCGTTAAGATTATCGCTACCGGGAGCGTTCGTCCGGGCATGAAGATACCCCGCGCTCAGCGTGGCCTGCTGCTCAGACGCCCATGCAGGCGCACCGGATACGGTCAGACAAATGGCTGCGGACAAAATGGCGGCATAAAGTTTACGCATAATTACCTCTCGCTTTTCTGCAATAAAAAAGGCGTCATTTCTGACGCCCGTTCTGGGTTATAAAATTCAGCTGATACTGATACCTGCTGTGGATTTTTTCATCACCACAACCAGCAGATCGCTGATACTTGCTGTGGGATACCAGTTATTTACCAGCCATGCTGACACCGAAAACTCCAGCGTCATGTGACCGTGACCGGCAGGCATATCAATAACGCCACTGTAAATCAGCGTATTATCCAGCGCGGTACGGTTATAAATTTCAGCACCGTTTTTCCGCACTATCAGACGGCATGAGGAGTAAATATCAGTATGCTCTCTCTCATGTTTAGCGCCGCTGAATGCCACCGCCGGAATAACAATTTGCCGGTCAAACGGCTGATCGTCATAAACCCTGACGGTAATGGTCCCTGATGGCCACCGCTCCGGTGCACGGGAATCCCGGGGGAAAGCTTTGCCCACTGTTTTAACGAGATCGCCTTCAATCTGGTTCGCGGACAGTTTTCCCAGAACCCGACAGTTCTCGTTAATCGTGACGTTGTTGAGCGTCCCGGAATTCGCATTCACGTTACCGCTGATATCAGCATTTCTTGCGGTCAGCCTGCCCTCCGGCGTCAGGGAAAACGTCGGGGGATTGCCGGACGAGGTGATACTCACCGCAAACAGCCGCTTCAGGAACACATCGTTCATGAACAACTGATTCCCCTGCGCCACAAATAACGGCGTGGTGTTGCCGTCCTCCGGGTTAATCATCGCAATACGGTCAGCCAGCAGCAGTATGTTGCTCAGGGGCTGGCCATCAGTATCCTCAATCCCCGCTCCAATACCGGCAACATAGGGTATGCCATTTTTTGTTTTCTGTACCTTCAGCATGTAAAGTGCAGCAAGGTCATCATTTGTGTCCTTCTGCACGCGCTGTATCTGCTGTATGGTGGCGCTCTGGTCTTCCAGCGTTTTACTGACCGTCTGTGTGATTTCATTGCGGGTTTCGGTGATGGTGGTCTTCATCTCCGCCATCTCATCCGCAAGCTGGCTGTTGTCTATCAGCTCCCACAGCCCCTGAGCCAGATGCAGTTTTCCTATTTTTTCCCGAAACAGTCCCAGATACCCTTCTGCATCATTGCTGGCCCGGCCACTGGCTTCCACAAAAGCAGATTTCCCCACCAGGTTGACGCTGCGCACGTAAAACCAGAAATCCTTCCCGGGCTTAATGTGCGGGCCGGATACACTCCACTGACTGCCGGTCCCCAGATAACGGGCAGAGGTTTCCACCTGAGATATGTCTGCGATTTTTGCCTCCGAAAACCAGAACTCAAACTGTACCGTCGGGTCATACACCGCAAGACGCGGGACCGCTGTTATCTGAAAATAGCCCGGTGTCAGCTCAATCGTGGCGGGTACCGCAGGTGCATTAATCCTGAACGTGGTGGTGGCCGGTTCGCCCTGCTGGCCATAACTGTTAATTGCCCTGACTGTCAGGGTGTATTCCCCGAGCGGCAGGCCGCTGAAACGGTGCTCCGTGTCTGCGGTGATGGCGGTGGTCACCAGTCTGGCATCCGTTCCCTTACCACTGGTCAGGCGCAGACTGAAGCGCACGCCCTTCACCACCCGCGGCGTGTCCCATTTAGCCTGCGCCAGATACTGGCCGTCAGCTGCACTCACCTCCACCGTCAGGTGCTGTACTGCCGGTGGGATGACGCTGTTCAGGGAACCTGACTGCGGCTCAAAGCGGGCACCGTTATCCACGATGGCTTCTTTTTCCGGTACGTGCTGCACCGCCGTGATGGCAAAGGTGCCGTCCGTGTTTTCCCGGACGGAGACACAGCGGAACAGGCGACGGCGCAGTGACGGCAGGGACCAGAGCGTCTTATTCTGCAGCTGGTCCGAGGTGCTGTCCGCTGTCTCCCGGACCATCCGGATGTTAAAGGGCCGCTCAGGCAGATTATCCAGAATCACCGACGCCAGAAACTGCGAGGTGGTCTTGCCGTTAATGGTGACATCCTTTTCCGTCACCCAGTTACCGTTACGCTGTAACTGAATCAGCAGGCGGACGGATGTCGGGTTTCGGTCACCCTTTGACGTGGTCTGCACCAGTGACTGCACCCCGAAGGTGACCCGCAGGCGGTCAATGTTCGCGGATGTAATGGTGCGCGTCACCGGCTTTGCCTTCGTCACTTCCACGCCCAGTGCGGTTTCCGCCCCGGAGGACTCAAAGCCTTCAGGTGGTGTCTGCTCCTGCTCCCCGGCGCGCCAGACCGCGGTCACACCATGTATCACAGGATTACCGTCCGTGTCCGTCAGCGGGGTTTTGTTCACCAGGATACTCTGCAGCCCCTTCACCGGACCTTCAATCGGCCCTTCACCAATGGCGTCAATCACGCTCATCATCTGCGTGGATTTGAGATTGTCCTTCGCCTCACGAGGTGTGTGCGCCCTGCCGCCACCTTTACCCATAATGTTCCTCTCAATTGGTATTATTAATCGCAGTGATAGGATATTGCACAGCTATTGCGCGATATCATCAGAACGCTGTTTGTTACCCTGTAACCAGCAAGCTCAGTCTGTTAACGGAATTAATGAGGGTTTTATGAAATGTAAAATCATTGCTGCCATTGCCATGCTGACAGCAGCATCATGCGGATACGCAGCAGAACAGGAAGTCCCAATGAACCTTGTCAGTGCTGACGGAAAAGAAGTCAGCATTGGAAAAATAACCATTCAGGAGACCCCCTACGGTCTGCTGTTCACACCAGCCCTTCACTCTCTGTCTGAAGGCATTCATGGTTTTCATGTGCACGAAAAAGGAAATTGCGCCCCGGCACTGAAAGACGGAAAACCGGTCGCAGCATTATCGGCTGGCGGTCACTTTGACCCGAAAAACACCGGCAAACATCTTGGCCCCTGGTCTCCGGATGGACACCTGGGCGACCTCCCTGCGCTGTTCGTGACGCATGACGGAAAAGCGAACTACCCGGTCCTGGCCCCGAGACTGAACTCATTAAAAGAGATTAAAGGGCGTTCTCTCATGCTTCATGCTGGCGGTGATAACCATCATGACCATCCGGAGCCCCTGGGCGGTGGTGGTGCGAGAATGGCCTGCGGCATCATTCAATAATCAGTCAGGTAAGGGGCGGGCCCCTTACCTTTATTCCTCAGGACGATAAATCCTTTCTCCCTGAAAAGAACGGCACATCCTCCCTCTCTGAGTTAATGTTTTTGTCGTGACATAAGAATAATTCCTTACACTCAATCTTCGTAACTCTCCCGCAGTTCCTGTCCGTGAGCACTGCGGGATTTTTTCGCTTTTATGCCTGCCGCCCGATAACCACCACCTTCCCGTCACCGCCTTCATCACGGGTACTGATGTCCTGGGATATACGGCGGGAGCCAACCAGCATTTCACCGTAAGGCACCGGCATCGGGTTCCCCTGGGCAATCATGTTATCCAGCGAGGAAAAGTACGTGTTCTGTCTGCCGTTATCCGTGCTTTTGTACTCCGGTACTTTAGCCTTCGGGGCCAGCATCTGAGCCACACCACCCAGAATCATGCTGGCCCCCAGAGAAAACAGCATCGTGGTGGCAGAAAAACCACCGGCTGCCAGGGCTGAACCCCATAACGCCATTGATGCCCCGGCCGTGAAGAACGACCCCACGATGGCTGCCGCCCCCAGCACAATCTGCAGTCCGCCCTTTCCGGCTCCGGCCAGTCGCGGCACAATATGGATGACCGCCCCCTCACCCAGAGGTTCGTGAAGACGGGCGTACACCGCCTCCGGTGCCGTGTCCTCACCGCGAATACGTATCTGGTACCAGCCTTCGTTCATCTGACGGCGGAATCCCGGCATCTGCATCGACAGGGCACGGATGGCTTCCGCTGCCGTGTTCACATACAGGCTGAGGCGGCGGCCAAATCGTTGTAAATCCCCGTGAAGGCAGATACGTGCCAGTGGCGGTGACGCCAGGCTGAATGCGTTCGTCGTTGCCATTTTTCGGAATACCTCTCCCGTTTACTCAGTTGTTCAGGCAGATGGTGAAGCAGCTCACCGTTGCCGCAGTATATGGCGGCATGATTGGCCACCGATGCGCCAAAGCAGCACAGCAGGATATCGCCAGGCTGTGCGGAAGGCAGGGAAATCCTGTAAAAACCAGTCGCCTCCATATTGTCCAGGTACAGGTTCTGACCGTTGCGCCACCAGTCATCCTCACGCTCAAAATCCGGCATATCAATTCCCGCCAGATGGTAGGCATCCCGGAACAGCGTGTAACAGTCCGTCACCCCGTGCTCAAAGCGCCGTCCTGTCAGATGTGGCACACAGCGGAATTTATGAATTTCCCCCCGGCAGACCAGCCACCAGGACAGTGCACTTTTTATCTGCAGCCGCCGGTCGGCCTCGCTCAGCCAGGGCAGACCACCGGGATGACTGTGGACCAGTGCCACAATCTCCCCCTGCATCTCTGCCCGCAGCCAGTCTTCCGGTGCAATACGAAAATACGCCTCCGGCTCTGCAGAGATATTCACACAAGGGATATACCGCTCCCCCTCCGGCGTTCTCACCACGAAGCCGCACGACTCCGCAGGCACACACCGCCGGGCATGCGCCAGAATCGCTGATTCTGTCTGTGTCATTGGATTTACTGCGAAAGTTTGTTAATGGAAAGGAAACCGCCAAAATTAGCCACCATGCCGCGCATCTCACACCCGCGCATGCACTTGCTGCATCTGTCCTTACGGATATCGGTGGTGGGTTTATCGAACTCATCCGCCACCGCAGGACCGTTATACCCGCATTCATCTCCCCGGTAATCCCACATACAGGTGTTCGCCAGCATGATGCGACCGGGAAACAGCGCTCCGTCCGTCTCCGTCGGTGTTGCCAGCACAAACGAGGCTGTCATGGCCGTCAGCTCTGACATCTGCTCCACCACCCAGCGGTCGCTCAGCTCCTGCTCCGGGTCCGCTTCCGGATTGCCCGCCACAAAATTCACCGCATCCAGAAAACGCGCATACACCCGGCGGCGGACCACCGTGGCACCCACCAGGCTCTGCAAATCCTCCGCCATCCCGGTGACAAGACCGAACAGATTGGACACCGTCAGCGACGGGCGGGCACTGCAGCCCTTTCCGTTCATCTCAAAGCCACTGCCGTCAATCGGGTATGCCTGATATTGCCGCCCCTGCCAGGTAACCGCCTCCCCTTTTTCATTCAGCTCATTGCAGAAAAAATACCGCTCACCACCCTGTACCGTCAGGTCGATTTCCCAGAGTACCACCCGCGGTGACTGCTCTGATTTAACCGACTCGTTCAGACTTTCTTCGTGAATATCCTGCATCAGTTCACCACCTGCTTAAACTCCGCGCTGAATTCAACCCGCAGCATGCGAACCCGTGATGACCAGGCGGCACAGGTCACCTTTATCTGCCGCCAGGCATAAGGCGGTGTCCACAGAAACGCCTTCCAGCCACCGTGCTCTGCCAGGAATGCCTCCAGATGTCGGGCCTCCTCCCGGGTCACGGAAAGCGTCACACGGTATGTTTTCAGGTCAGCATTCAGCCCCGCCGCCATACGCTGCGAATACCCGTCACCAAAACGCACTTCACGCACCGATGGCTGCGAGTTCACCTCCATATCCGGCTTCACTTTCCAGCGAAATGTTTTCATCGCCTGCCTCCGGAAAAGACGCCGCCATCACGCATCTGCGCCTGAATCTCATCCTGCGCCCCCTTGCGGGCCATGTCATACACCGCCTTCATCAGCTGCGGCCCCGCCTGTCCGTTGGTGCCGTCGTTCTGAATCACCACGTGATTGTTCTGATTAAAACTAATGCCTTCCGCCCGCCGCATCTGCGCCGGACTTCCGGCACCGCCCACATAACCACCTTCCGCATAATGCAGTTGTGACAGCGCTCATCATATTATTCAGTTGTTGCTCTGATATATTCATCAAGTAAATCCGGTAATTTATCCCCTGCCCGCGCACACTGATTTGCCCCCTTAGCAATAAGGGTTTTCAGATGGTCAAGATGGCGCGGTGTTAAATCAGGAAACTGTCGCTGCATGGATAAAGGGATGGAATCAAGCGTACTGGATAACGCCATTGCCAGCTTACTGAGGGCAAAAATACAGAATCCGGTGTCAATAAGCTTACCTTCGGTTACCTGATTTTTAAGTTTTTGAGCTACGGCCTGTTCTTCTGTCAGTTCAGCTCTGGCCCGAAGCAGCCTTTCCTCCAGATCGCCCTCGTCATCAGGTATTCTCTGATTGTGTTGTCGCCGCTCGCGATCTATCTCCAGTACAGTTTTAACGTCATAAAAAACTTCCCTCCCCCGACGCTCAACAGGAGGAACGCCCCATTTATCAAATGCCTGAACAGATATACCGATGGAGGAGGCCATATCACTTTTATTCAATAAAAAGGCCATCTCCTCTCCATAAGCCATCGATAAAAAGCGATACAACAACCATGTGTTTTTACAAAACCATTTGATATCATTGACATTTTTCGCATTGACGACATCAAAACACATCGTAAGGTTGTTGTATTTATTTTATTTTCACCTTACTTATCAATTAGATATACCAAACAATTAAACAACAACTCCCCCTCAAAAAATCTCATAAATAGCGAAAACCCGCGAGGTCGCCGCCCCGTAACCTGTCGGATCGCCGGAAAGGACCCACGAAAATGATAATAATTATCATCTACATGAGGTTTATCACGACATGTGTGTACGCCATCAAACCACGAGAAATAATCAATTATTACGCAGGTATCGTATTAATTGATCTGCATCAAATTAGCGTAAAAGCAACTTCAGATAATACAAATCAGCAACACTGAATACGGGGCAACATTATGTCATCAAAGAACAGAACCCGCAGAACAACAACCCGCAACATCCGATTTCCAAACCAGATAATTGAACAAATTAACATCGCTCTTGACCTGAAAGGTTCAGGTAATTTTTCAGCGTGGGTTATTGAAGCCTGCAGAAGAAGATTAATTAATGAAAAATATTCTCAATTTGTACCCAACAAAGACAAACACGACCAGAGCACCTGTTCAGACAGGTTTACTTAAACGACTTATATATGACACAAAAAGCGACCACTAAAGTCGCTTTTTCTTATGGTAACAGGCAATAACTCTCTCAGATATTTTTTAGCATTTTTTTGACCGCGCGTTTCCGGACGTATTCTGTTCTCCTGTCCCTTTATATCGTCGGAATACCCGCCGCTCTT